CAAAACGAATCGTTCCTAGTTGAGTAACGGTTTCGTCTGAAGATGATCCTGTTGTTCCGTAGTTCTGTTTTAAGAAAACAGAACATGTTGAACCAGAAGCCCCCGATGTTCTTGCATAGAACGAGAACGTCATATTTTCCCCACGGAAAGAATCTGCCCCCTCAATTCTATTTTCAATCTGAATTCCACCCATAGAACCAGCACCAAGTGTGATGCCACCTGTGGCACTATGAGACGCTCTCAAGTAGTAAAGTGGATTACCCTCAACTTCAGATTGAGTCTCTGTAAAATCTTTTCTTTCAAGACTGTATGTTTTTGTTGGTGCAGTTGAACCATCAACTCGAACCCATCTGTCTGCAAAGTAGGTTCCACCAGTTCCAGTGTATGCTGAGCCAACTCCGACACCTCTTTGCCAAACTGTCATCGCTCCGTTAATTAATTCATTGTTGTTAACATATACTGTGCCACCTGTTGCTGCGGTTGCACCGAGAACAAACGGATTAGCGGTTCTTGAAAATTGTCTTGCTTGGTTTGCAGAGGGCACAAAGAAACCACCGGCTGGAGGAGTATCAGGTAAGTTAGATTCAAAGAATTGAATTCCACCGCCACCAGAAACTTGTCCACCATTACCCGTTGTGAAGTTAACAATTAATGCCGTGTCACTACCGAGCAACATGCTCATTGCCACTGGATCACCGGTCCCCGGAACAGTTCCCCCGAACGTTGACTGTAAACTTCCTGTGCTATCAACATACAACGGACCAACTAATGATCCGACCAATTCAGTTGCATTTAAAACAACACCACCACAAACGACCTTTACGACACCAGAGCCAAGTGTGCTAGAGTCTTCGGTGATTATACCAACGAGTTGCTCGATGGAATTGCTTGAGTTTCCGTTTGCAATTTCAAATCGACCCTCATTCGCATTGTAAATAACCATTTTTCCTTTTTCAATTGTTCTTCCGTTTGGATCAGAAGAAAATCCTGTAATGAAAAATGCGTTGTTATCGCCTTGGAATGCACCCGTTCCACCCGTTGCGGTAAGTTGCTGCCCACGGAAATTATACAAAACACCCTTATTTTCTCCAGTGGCAATAAGAAGAGGTTTAGAAACCTGTCCAAGAATTGTGGGTTCGTTTTTTGTTAACTTTCCGGCAGTATCGGGACTTAAGAAGTGAACACAACCAACCGTCAGACCACCACTGTTAATGGTAACTTCACCTGAAACTGTAACTTCAACACTTGCATCACCAGTCACACCACTAACAACACCAAACACCTCGGAAGATGTTGCCGAATCTGCTTTTGCAAGAGTAACACCATCATATGTTGAACTTCCTTCAATATTTGGTGTGACGGGTAAATTTTCACCAAATCGAACAACATCACCGACATTAAGATCCGCTGTTGGTCCAGTGACACTTACACTTATGAGGGGGACACCGGCAAAACTCTTAGCGAAATCATAAGTTAAAAGACCATTGATCGTAACATCACCGTTGAAAGTCATTCCCTTGTCAACTTCACCGCTAAGTTCGACAAACATGTCACCTGCGGTAATTGAAACAGATGAGCCACTTTCAAGTGTCGCACCTGTTGTTCCGACAACGACGTTAATCCCGTCACCGGAAATCCCATCATATACAAAAAGCCTGTTTAGTTTTCCGATGATTTCTGTGTTGGTCTTTGATGCCCAATCAAAGAAAGTCGTGGTATCTGCGATATCATCAATTTGAAATTTATTGTCTTCAATGCCCATTTTTACCTCAACTGATTGGTGTTAGCAACAAATTGTTCATATATCTAATTTCTTTATTTATGTAGTCAACATATAACACGGGTGAGAACGAATTTACATAAGTGCCGGAATTCTTTGTGCAAGCACAACCGGAAGCATATCTACCTTGATAGTATCTCTCACTCAATAACAAATTACATTGTTCACATACGTTTGAACAGTATGGACTTCTTAGCACTGTCGGGTTATCATTTTTATGTTTCAACCAACATCTATGTAATTTTAAATATTGATCACACAATATNCGAGGACCCAACTCTGGAGATGNTGAGTTATTCACGCACTCCTTACACTCCTGAAAATCATCTGTTGTTCTGGCNCATAAATCTGGATCATAACCTACTGGATCATTTAAATCCACATTAAGAAAATCCCCAGTTCCGGGATTTGCTACATGAGAGTATGTTGCATTTTTAAAGAAATATTTGATACGATGTGTTCCGTAATCGTTCACAGTAAGATCAGGATCTGTATCTAAACCAACAGATGTTGAAGTTTGCGGGTAAATTACCGTCTGATCCAACTGCAAACCAACAACCGTGACACCCGTTTCTTGTTTATCAAAAATAATTTCAAACGCACCAGTGTTTCCAGTGTCATCAAGATAAACCAAATGTTTATAACCATCATCGCCGGGAATACCAGTTTTTATAGTAGTGTAATAATATGATGGTTTGAATACTATGCGAATTTGCGATTCCGATTGGTTTATGGTAAACGCTCTTCTATAATTTCTTCTAAAACTTTCTGGCTTTGCGACCGAAGTTTTTTCTTCTGGTTTCGGAAACATTGGAGTTGCACCATCCCAAAATGGTCCACCGACTCTTATCGTTTCATCAAACTTTTTGATGTTATCTCCGATTCCCCGCATATAACTTTCCGAGGCACCGTTTGATTCTACTGGTTCTCCTTGATAAAATGCCCAGTTATTAACAGCATCATAAATTGCCGTTTTTTCAAAGAACGCATTTTCTTGCATTTCATTTAAATCAGCAGATCGAAGTTCACTACTGGCATCAAACGCAATAAACGAATAATTCAAATCAGGTGAACCATTTTCGTTTATTTTTCTATCACCCATCTTAGAACCAAATGATTTAAGTGGGGTATAGCCAGTTGGATTAAAAGGAAATTTTGACATGCTTACAGTTCTTCGAGTATCAGGTTATTCATGTATCTAAGTTTATTTTCCGAATGATCAATGTAAAGGACAGGAGCGATGTTTCCGAGTCCAGTCACTGTCCCATTGACACCAACACTTGCTGCTCCAGTGAAATCAAAACTAACTCTTGCGGCTCCGTTTGCGTTTCGATTGTAGAATCCAGCAGAGTTATCCCTGAGCGTTGTGTCCGTCTGGAACCCATCCTGCTCCTCAGCAGTGTGATATGATTGTGTCATGAAAAAGCCGATGTAGGTGATTCCAGTCGCAGCATAGGGAACAGAGATAGTAAATGCACCTTCACCAAGAGATCCATAATTAAGATACACCCAGTATTTCATTCCATTATCAACTTCTGTTCCAGTTCTAACAGAAGATAAGTAATACCCCTGATTAAACTGAATTGTGACCGCACTACCCGTATTGGTAACACTGATTGGTGTTTGGTTGTTTACAAGATCCGTTCTTGCTTGTGGTGGAATTACATCAAATCCCGGCAGATTGCCAGGTCCATATGGGTGAAGTGGACACGCTCCATCCCATCCCGGTCCACCATAACGCAAAGAAGATTCTTCGTCACCGGATCCAACATATGGCTTTCCAACATAATATCCCCATTCACTAACCATAGTTGCAAACAAAGTATTTTCTTTTGCCATGTAAGATTGAATTTCATTTAACTCTGCCGCTTGAACCGCATACCCAGGTCTAAATGCGACATACTTATAGTTTTTCTCATCTGCATCTTCGTTGAAAAAATGTATAGGATCTCTCGAACGATATGGGGCAATCGAAAGAGGAGTCCTTGGCTCTGCTTGAGAAACTGTAAATGGTCGAATGGATCTTGGCATTTTTTATCCTTAATATTTACCTAAAGAGTAAACGTATCTAAACATCAATTCTCTTGGTTGCGTTGTCAATGTAACATTTGTTGTATTTGAAGCGACAACTTTTCCAGTAAACGCTTGAACGTCTGGTTTTGTCACTGATGATATTGTGTAAGGGACATCTGTGGCATTGTTAGGAACAAGGGTGTCTCCTACTTTAAAAATATCATCTGCTGCACCAATAACCTCCAAATCTGCTCCGTTTGTTAAAGAGAGTTTAGTGGTTGCTTTTGCGTTCACAATTTTACCAGTTTTACCCGATTCTTTTATGGTTGAACTTACGCTTGAAAGACGAGAGGATGACAAATTCGTTGTATTTGTAATTGGTGATCCTTTTTCAAACGTTATGTTTGATCCAGAAAAAGTAAATCCTCTTGCAACATTTTGTGACAGGGAAATTTTAGTAACGTTTGAAAGTATTTGTTCCTCATCTCTATTTTTATCAGATCCCGCAAGATACGCAGATGTAAGTCCACTCGCAGTCGAGGCTTTTACTAAAACATCACGAATTAATCCATATCTAGTNAACACANTTTGATCTGTCCCTGCCTCTGTTGGTAATTTATCTGATCGTATTGCAACAGCAATCATAAATTTGGTTGCATTTAACGCTCTTCTTGGATTTGATCCAAGACCTTCAAAATAGTCTAAGTTAATTTTAATTTTATCACTTACGTCTGGACTTACNGATGTTATNGCAANATCTTTATATCCACTACCNGCNGACACCAAATCAACACCAGTGACAACATACTGTTGAACCCCAAATGAAATTCCAGCGGTTCTAGTTTTTAANCTAATGTCTCCACCTGTTCCGGTCGAACTTGTCAGGTTAACAATCGGACTTTCTGTTGTTGTTGTTAACTCCGTTTCAGTTAATCCTTGTAAGTTAACGGAAACTGATTGTATTTGACCCGCATTATCTACAGCGTCTTTGTAAACGCTCGCTTGTAAAATATTTCCACGAGATGGACTTATTTTTTTACTGTTAGAAAGAAGAAGTTCATAACCACGCTTTACAATTTTAGACGACGCACAAGTGTTATTGTCACACGTTCCAAATCTTGTGAAGTTGTAACTCTTATCTAAATTTTTAGAATACAAAAAGCATTTTGAACACTGAATATCGTCAACACAAAAATCCAAATCACCTTTTTTATAAACAATATTTGTTAGTGGATCAATAGAATCTTTATTATAGTAAAAACAACAGGATCCCGTCATGCCCGCACTTAATCCACAACCACTTCTAAATGCCTCTTCTTGAATAGAAGAACTACCCGATGTCTCATCATAATCATCAATGTCCACAACTGGCATATAGTTTGTCGTTAAGAATTTGGTGTGTGCTAAATCGAGTTTGTATAAAAATTTCCAACGATACCCATCAGATAACACAGTGTTATCGTTTGAACGAGTTGGTTTCACCGTTGACGTTGATTTTCCGAATAAATCTGATCTGTTGTTTTCATCCGCACCCATGCAAAGAAAAACTTCCCGATCATCAGTCATCGCATAGTAGTTTCTTTCGGTTCCAGTCGCTCCCGTTGGGACTCCGGCTGAAGTGTATGGATAGTAAACAGATCCAGAGTTCCAATCTACTCTTTTAGCAACGACAGAAAGATCACTCTCTTTCACTTTCTTGAGGAAATTGATATTGTCCCAAACATCATTGTCATCATCCACGGTGTTTTGTTGATTGTTTGCGGCAGTATCACCACCAAGAAAAAGCATCAGATTGTTTGAGTCACTTCTAATGCTATCATACAGGTTTTTTGCAAAGTCTATTCCAAATGATCGTGATGATGTTGACATATATTACCTTTCATTAGTCTCCGGAATCACATGGAGACTCATCTGGGTCGAATGATGCAGAAAGACCAGTGTTTGGACTGTCATCTGCCGGGAATAAGAAGAAAAAACTCCCTATATTTATGTTGCCAATAATCTGGTTTGCCACAATTTCACTTGACCAGCCTGGGTGAGCAAAAGCAGGGTGAGTAACGTCGTCACCCTCCAAATCAAACGTGCAACCAGCGGTTGCTGGGAGAGAAGTCGTATCACTTAACCTATATGGGTGATAATTTCCNATAATTGTTTGCTCTCTTGCACCAAACTCACCGTCAAAGTCCTCTGGTGGGATATAATCTTCATTTGTAACGTTAAAAAAGACTTTCATACCCGTTGGGTGTGCTAAATTTAAGTAAGCCGTCTGTTGATCGTCATTCATTTCAAATGATCCAAGAGGACCTTCAACATTTAAGAGATATGAGTAGTCTTGATACCAATAACTGTCTTGTAAAACAAGTTCATTTAAACCAAGACTTGGTTCAGTCACTAAAGTTTTTCTTGATGTTCTTTCCAAATTAGCAAATTCAGGAACACCACCATCAGTCCTTAGAATATATTTTTTAGGTTCATCAATATGAGGGACGTATCCCGGTCCATATAATTTTGAAAAGTAATATTTTAGAGAATCTTTGGTTCCTTTTTTGATGTAAAATTCACTTCTGATGTCTTTTACAAAGTTTGTAAGTTCTGCCTCACCATAATCACTAAAAACACCATCAAATCCGTCTGCATACTCCGAAACTATGAGTTCCAGCAGGGTTCTTCGTGTTTCTTCGTTCGGAATAAACTCTTCGTCATTTTCATCNTTTTTTACAATTTTGTCAATGTCTGTGAGTTTAAATAANTCCTCGGTGATTAAAAAGTATCCCGAACCGTAATTATCATTAGCACCCGGATTTGACGTATACAGCCAATCATAATACCGNTGAACAAACGCAGTAAACGCATCATACCCCAAAAGNCCGACATAAGCGGGGATTACGGGAGAAATATCAAAATAATTGTAGGCAACACCATTGGTTCGTCGAGAACCTGGCATTGATGGTGGTTCTGGAGCGTTTAGTTGTGGTGGTTTTGGTAAAAAATCCCTCTTAACTTTTGATGTTGAACCAATAAATCCCGACGCAACTTCGTTGTATCGGTATTCTTTTGTTTTTAAAGAGTTTTTGTAGAGGGCACTATACATCAAACCTCCACAATTCTTGGATCGCTTTGAAGAACATCAAGCAACATGTTTCTACTTGCTTTNGCAACAGTGGTNTTTAATGTGGCAGTAAAGCGAAGAGTTCCAGTCGCAACGCCGGGGAAGATACGAACAAAGCCTCTNGANGGATTTATTTCACCAACACCGGCTGCCGCTCTTACAACTATGAGTCCATTCGCTGATCTTTCCACCAAACGTAACGTTGAGAACCCGGCAGTGTCAGGATCGACTGTTGTGTCTGTAATATACACATTCGAGAAGCCAAATTTAGGTGAAGTGAACGTGCTGGAGGATAATCCAATACCGTTTAAAAGCAATGGATTACTAAAACTAAATTCTGTATTTTCATTCGCTTTAATTGGAACATCAATACTTAAATTGAAATCAACTTCTATTGGATTGATAATCGCAGGTTCGGCTTTTCTTAATTCCTGTCTAAAGACATCGGCATCAAACGTGTTATTGAACTTAGTTGTGCCATAAAGTTCTTCAATTTTGTCCGTTATCGCTCGTCTTACCTGATCATTTGTTCGTGTCGTTTCAGATCCATTGTAGTTTATTCTATATGACAAATTTAAGTTAAAAGATTCTGGTGCGATGTATTCTGGGACAATACCGACTGGTGCTTTGTCTCTTAAGATTTGTGTAACTCTTTGATTTTGTTCTTCAATTTGTGCCGAACCAACTGTTCCCAACACGGAAGAAACAAAAACACGACCGTAATATGGAGGATCCAGTTCATCACCACCAAAAACAATCAGAGAGTTTTCTGGATCATCTCCAGCAGAAAATAAATCTTTAAGTGCTGCTCGGTAATCATTTTTAGTTACTGCTCTTCCTTGTGCAGCAAACCACTTAGGAGCAAAGAATTTTACGAGATTGATATCAGGACCGTCAGAGCCACCAAAGGCTGAAACTCGTAACGCAGGTGTTCCTGTTCCATCTGAGTAAGTAAAAGTTTTTACTCCGTTTGCAGATTTCCCAGATGGAATCATATATGAAATACGGACAATATCGGTCTTTAAAATTTTTCGACCAACGTTATCTGTTTCTAAATTTGGATTTTGGTTGTCAGTATTGTCAATGTCTGTTGCGATAAATTGACCTTCACCACGAACAGCAAAAGTTAATTTAAATCCATTGTCTTTTCGTTCAACAAAGTAAATTTTACTGTCTTGATTCACATCATAATTGACATTTGTTGAAAGAGTATATTCTCTCCAATTTTGTCCGTTGTCCTCACTAACCTCAACAATCAAAGAGTTTATATCTATTCGTTCGTCATTTAAATCTAAAGTTTGTCTTTTAAGATTTACTTGCTCGGTTACATCACGATAGACTACAAAATCTTTCGCTTCAAAAAGAACGACCTCAGAGATATTATTCGCAACATCTGGATCATAAGAATTCATAGTGTAAAAATTAAAACTTTGTCCAGAGTCATTCGTTCCTACAAATTTTGCATACTTAGGAATTGATGCTCCAACACCACTCATGGAAACAGCCGCTCTTGCTGAACTTCCGCCGGGAACAACAAATCCCAGTGGTTTAACAATTGACTTAATTGATTCTAATCTTTGTGCTGTGTCAAGATACAACTCATTTGCAATCATGTTTGAATAGAAAGCATAATATAATGTGTTGTATGCAAGTGCGTCAACAAGAACATTTATTGCCGAGGAGGCAAAGTCAAAATCCTTGAGTGGGTTATCGTAATCGCTGTCCTCTGCTGTTCGTTTGAGAGATGAAATTATACTTTGTTTAATTTCACTAAACCCAAGATCACCAATGGAAATTTGATCACCCGAAAGAGTAACCAAACTAGAACTACTTTCAGGCAAGGTTACGGCAGAAAGAGAAGAATAAACTGACATTAACGTGCCCTCACTATTTCTATTATGACTGTTCTTGCTGATGCACCCTCTGGTTCACCAACAAGTCTAAAGATTAAATTAAAGATTATATTGTTTTGATCCATGAACGTTTCGTCTGGAACAAAATCAATAAACTCAACTCGTGGTTCGTAATTTTGAATTGCTGCTTCGACCTCATCACGGATGTCACTTAACGTGTCCGGCTCAAGTGTGTCAAACATCAAATTTAAAATATTGGTTCCGAAGTCTGGAATAAAAGGCTTTTCCCCCGGTCGGGTTAAAATCAAGTTTTGCAAAGATTGAGCAATAGCGTTCAAGTCTCGCTTGAAAGCCAAAGAATAACCACCGATACCATTATCATCTGGTGCGTCACCAACCTGAGTAAAGGCAAGATCATAATCAACAAACCTATCTGTTGTTTGAATTTTTACAGTCAAATGACTTCTCCTTTTGCCTATTTATACTAAGATTCGTCCTC